TCTGTAATCTTTTTTTGTTTCTTTCTTCTCTCCTCTTCTTCAGGAGTTAAAGGTTGAAATCTTGGGTCATCTAGGCTTAGAGTAGCCATAGGTTACTCCTGTATTTCAAATGTTAACGGATCTAATCTGTAAGTTCCACCTGCGTTATCAAATACTAAAAAATCTGTAGTTAACGGATCGTAAATAATATCTCCAGGTTTATATTTATCTATAGGTAAAGCTAATATTTTTCCTTTGTTATCAAATGTGTACGGTTTAAATCCTTTGTATTTAGCTAAAATTTCAGGTTTAGCCTCTCTTCTAAATTTAGTTATGTTAAATGCCGTTAAATCTGGTGCCGCTTTTACTGCAGGGTTTTTACTCTCTGCATATGTTGCAGTTAAACCAGCAACCACGTTCTCAAATGCAGGTGTCACTTGTTCTGTTCTAAGATCTTTCGCCTGTGGATTGTCCGCTTTAAATTGTAATTCGGCTAATTTTGTTTTTCTTTTTTCTAATTCAACTTGTATTTTATTCTGTCTATTTTTATCACCTTCAGATTGTTTAAATTGCATTTCTAAATTAGCTATTTCTCTAGTTAATTGGTTTTTTTCATCTGTTTGTTCTTTACTTATATCTGCTTCTACACCAGCTAATTCTATGTCTCTTAAAAAATCTTGCTTACCTTGCATAGATTTAAACGCTTGACCTACAGCAGGTTCAAAAGCCAAAGCAAGATTACCTAATGTGCTGCCACCACCAGTCTCTGAAAGTCCTCTTAGACCACCCTGTATGAGTAATTGTGCAACTGGATCAACAGCAGGCGTAGAAAATTTTGTTAACGCTTGTTTTATTCTTTCCGATGGTGTTCCATTTTGAAAATTACTTCTCAAGCCAGAAGTAATACCACCTTCAACTTCTCCACCCTTTCTAAACATTGGTCTTTTAAATGTTTGCATTAAAATAAACCTCCAGTAGGCCCTTGTAACAATCTATAGATACCAGCTAGTGTTGAACCTGCACTTAATCCTGTTTGTAATGCACTAGGTGATGGACTCTCTACTTGTCTTGTTTGACCTGGGTATCCTGCTATCAAACCTGTAACACCTGACCCATAAGCTTGTGCAGCCGTCAAAGGTTGATTTAATTGTTGTTGAGCTAGTTGTTGACTTGCTTGTAATTTAGCTTGTTCTTGAGCTTGATTTAAACCACCAAGAGTAGATAAAGCTCCAACATCTTGTCCTAAGAATGCTTGTTGTGCACCACCTAATCTTAATTGATTAGCTAAATTCTGTTGTGCTAAACTTTGAGCTTGAGTAAATCCTTGTTGTCTTAAACCTGCCTCTAATGCAGCTCTCTGTCTAGCCTGATTAGATAAAAATTCTGCTTGTTGTACACCTTGTCTTGCACCACCAAAAGCACCTGCTTGGATAGCTGCTTTATTTAATGCAGGTATACCAGCTTGTGTCTGTCTATCAAATTCAGTTAACGTTGTATCAATTACATCTTGTTGATATGGAGACATAAATTGTTGATAAGCTTGTGGACCAGCAGAAGCTGCAGCAGATGTTAAGAAAGGTTGATATTGTCCAATACCTGTAAGTGCTAATGCCTCAGCTTGTTTTTGACGTATATCTTGATCAGCTACAAATTGTGGACCAAAACTTTTTGAAAGATCAGCAGTTTTAAATTGTCCTACTGCTTTTTGTAAATCATCTAAAAACGTTTTACCTGCTGCTTCTATAAATGGTGCCGGTAAAATCTGTTGTTGTTGAACTGCCATTAAACTCTTCCTCCGTTTTCTAATGTTTTCATCATGCTATACATACGTTCTGCGCCTTTGTCGACGTCTCCGTCACCCATCCCTCTTACAGCATCAGCTGTAAATACAAATTCGTTATTTGATAACATCGCAGGGATATCATCAGCCTTTTCTTTTACACCAACTGGAGGAATAAATCCACCTGTTTCTCTAAGATCTAATTCTGTTACACCAGCAGGGTTTTTGTTTAATGGTAGACCCTCGACGCCTGATGCCTGCATAGCGTTTCTTTCTGGATTGTCAGTGCCCATGGCATGACCTATTCTACCACCCTCTGCCATAAATTTAGATCTTAATCTTTGAATTTCTTCATCTAGTATGTCTAATTCGTCCTCTGTTAAATCTTTTAATTGTTTACCAAACATCTCTATGGCCATGTCATTTTTTTCTGACATAGGGTCTAAGTAACCAGCCATTTTCATAATACCTTCTTTATCAGTTCCTTCTTTATAACCTATTCTACCACCATCAGCCGAGTTATCTCTAACAAACTGTATCACATCTTTTTCTTCAGCATTTGGATTTAAATTTCTATATCCTCGTTCTAATAATTTTTTAAGCTGTTCTGGATTTTGTTTTAATGACTCCATTTCCTGTTCATCTTGCACACCTGCTGCAGCTAATACTGATGGTATGGTTAATGCAGCTATTTTACCAAATCCTGTTAAACCTTCACCATAACCTTTTGTTAATCCTAAAGCACTTAGTATGCCTTGTGATCCACCTGCTTCAGCCACACCTTTTACACCAAATAAATTAGGTGCTATATTGCTAAAAGCAAAACCTCCACTAGTGCTTAGTCCAGGTAATGCCCTTCCAAAAAAAGTTCCACCACCTAAACCATATAACGCACCAGCTGTAAGAGCTAGTTTACCTATATCAGATTTAGCAAAACTTTTTATACCTTTAGCAACTTTTTTAATAGGCTTGGTAATAGATTTTACCAGGCTTCCTAGGCCGTATAATTGTCTGGGCATTTGTCCTCTTGATATTGTCATATATTTATTAAACTAGTTTGCGGCAGGTATAATTCCTGTAGTATCGCAGTTTATTTGATTTTTGTAGGATCGTCAATACGTTTCATGTGTTGCAACTCATCAAAAAATCTACCACAATATTGGTGTTCACCAACATGTGTAATGTAGTCCATGATATAACAATACACTTTACCACCTAAATCACGCCATCTCTGGCAGAAACCAAAATCTTCACCATAATATCTCTTACTATCTGTATCATGTAAAGTATCAAATAGATTAAAAAAATTATCTTTTTTAACCTCTTTACCATTAATAACAGTAGGCTGATATATCTCTAGTTCTGGATGAGCTTTCATAAGATCAGTGATTACTCTCCTTTTAATCAACATACATCCTGTTGGTGCGTGTGTTACTTCACATATACCATCTTTGACAAATATCTTTCCATCTTTATTATGTATCTTTATTGGAAACATATAACCCCCTTTTAACAGAGACTCTGCATCTTTTACCATATCTGTCTGATTCATTCTCTTCCACATCTTGTCTGTATCAAATGTTTTCATTGGATATGGACATGCGATTATATCTTTATCTGCCTCTAACATTTTCATTATAGTGCTAAAATTAAAATCAATATCGGAATCTATGAACAACATATGTTCGTAGTTATCCTCGTGATTTAGAAATTCAGACACACAGAGATTTCTACCTTGTGTAACCAACGACGATTTCATCAAAGTAAAACTACAGAGTATATTATTCTGTACACAATCTAATTGAAATTTTAAAGCTGCTCTTGTGTAGTGCATAGATACATCAGAGTGACATGGTGTTGCTACCATTATCTTTGCTTTTGGTTTTGGTCTTTTATCAGATAAATCAATGACCTCTCTCACAGAATTTACCTTTCCTTCTTTAATGGTTTGATAGGTATCTTTATTAAACCATATTGGTTTGTTGTTTTGCATCAATTGCTCCTTTTAAAAATGTTGTCCAAAAAGCTGCTTGTTTTTCCCAGCCATAATATCTGTTTGTATATATCATTTGAAAATTCAAATGTTCTTGTATTGCTTTTGTATGTAGACTTTGTGCTGCAGCCTCTATACCCATGGCAAATTTTTTAGCTAAATTTTTATAATCATTTGAGTAAGGAACATAAATAGGAAATTCTGCACCTGTTTCAAATATAGCTCCATAGTTTGTAGTCAAACAATACAAACCAGCAGCCATAGATTCTAATAAAGAAATACAAGACGTCTCTTCCCATATACTAGGATAAACATACATTCTATAATTTTTTAAATTTTCTCTTATATATTTGTTTGGTCTATAACCTATGTAATTTACGTTTGGTAATTTTTCTGCCTGCTCATATAACTCAGTATAATACTGATCATTCTGATCATAAAAATCTTTACCATATACTTCCGTTGATGAATACACATCCAAAGTAATCAAAGGATTCTTTACTAATTGCATAGCACCAAGCAGTACAGATAAACCTCTCCACGGTGTATTGTGATGAATCATTCTTATAGGGTCACCTTTTTTATAATGTGTAATAATAGGATCAATTTTTTCTACACCATTTTTAATTACTAAACATTTCTCTGTTGGTAATTCAAACATCATTCTAAATTTTTCACAGCTCCAATGAGAATTAAAAACATACCAATCATACTTGTGATGATTAGATTTATTCTTAAACCAAGGATGTAAATTAGGTTGATCGTAAGAATTTTTTTGCCAAAGAATATTTACTTTAGTTGGATGTAAAGGAACCTTTTCAGGTATGGATGTGCATATCTGCACCTGATCTAAGATTTTAGGATCTACATGTTTTTGTAAAAAACTTAATTGTAATTCTGTTCCGCCTTGTGCTTTCTTATTTCTCAATAACATAAGCTAATGATATCCTCCAATATGGTATGTTTTTTATTTCTTGATTTTTATGTAACTTACTAGAGTCAAACAAAATAAAATCTCCTGGTTCGTATCTACATATTTCTCCTTCTATATTTAGTTCTCCTCCCCAGTCTTCAGCCCATTGTGGTGTTAGAAAACCTACAATACTTTGTTCTCTGCTATCTCCATCAATATGAAAGCTTGCATAATGATTATTGTTTTGTGCATTTATTATTGTTCTTTTTATATTTTTTTTTAAACTAAAACCGTGTTGTTCCTGACATCTAGTATTTATCATATCAAATAAACAATTTGTATATCCTATCCAATATGGAAAATTAGCTTGTGGTTTTCCATCTTTTATCAAACAGACTGCTGGAAAAGCTCCTGCCATAGTATTAGCGTTAGATTTATTATTCAAAGCAAAAATTGTAGAGTCAATTAATTCTTTATATAATGAAAACAAATCTTCTTTTAAGATAACGTTTCTAATTCTTTTTATCATTTACAATACTTTCAACGATCTTATATGCTACTACTGCTTCTTTTGCAATAGCATGATCTGGGCTACAACAAAGGAATATTTTATCAAAATTAGTTTCTCTAATGTAATTAATATTGTGATCAAACATAAAAGATTTTAATTTGTGCATCTTTGTATTTATCCAATAGACGTGGTCAGATGTAGGATTTGATATCCAGGTATAATTTATCTTATGTGTAAAAACATTTGCTAAATGAAAAAGCCAATTACCTTCATCTAAATTTTGAAATTTTTCATAACCAAAATCATGGTGATGATCTATATTATATATATTGTATTCATCATAACCATGTTCGAAAAGAGGATAGATCTTATCGTGAGTGTATCCTAAATATATATCATCATGTCTGTATACAATGGGTATTATATATCTTAATAATTCTTCCTGATGTTTTAATGATATTATCCAATCAAAATCGACTGAAAGAACATCAAGTTTTTTTATTGTCATTGTTTAATACTTTCTGCATCATGTCTAAACCCTCTGGAGATATTGTTACTGTTACATCTTGTACAATATCAGGTCCTTCTTTCTTCTCTGTAAATTTTTCACCGGTCTTGGTATTACGCCAAGTAACAACTGTACTACAATTTATTTCTGGTAAGTCTTTATCCATTTTCTTGCGATCTATCTATTAAAGCAAAACTTATCAGGCCTTGTATCGTATTACTACCTGTAGCTGCTTGCACAGTTATAGCATCACCTGCCTCTAAATTCAAGCCTTGAGGTGAGGCATTTACTTGTGATTTGGCAGGTACGTCATCTCTAAAAAATTCATATTCTGTACTTGAATCAGATGAGTCAACAAAATTCATGTTTACTAAAATAGCTGATGATGCATCACTGTTTGCAGTATAAATACTTTTAACTATAGCTGTTGCATCACTAGGACATGTAAACACTGTCGTTTTTCCTGTGCTAGCTTGTTTAAAACCCTGGTTCTTGTATCTTATTGTCATGATAAAAAATAATTAAATGCGTCCTGTTCGTCCTTAAGTTCTTTTTGAAAAGAAAAATTAAGTTGATTCTTTACAGTATCTAGTGCCTCTAAAACCTGTCTCTGATTAGACACATCATATTCATCTTTTGGTTCAGGTATGTATACTGTTATCTTAGCCATTAAGTTCTCATTATTTCTTCTAATAATTCTTTTTCTCTTTCCCGTTCAATATCTTTTTTTTCAAGAGCTTCATCAAGTCTTAAATCTGGATTAATTAGTTGTTCTAAAATTTTTCTATTATCGCTTGAGGCATCTGTAAACATATTATCTAATTCTCGTCTTCTGGCTGTTATAGTAGCAAGCGGATCTATAAAACCTGTTAACTCTCCAAGTTTTGGATTTGTTCCATCTCCTGCTCCTTCTGAAAGACCCATGTTCCTTAATTTATCATAACTTACAAAATCAACACCTTGTCCTATTTCATCTAAATCTTCTAAAGATGCTACTGATGTAATGCCATCTGATTGAGTAAAACTTGTGTTCTGTAGTTTTGCATTAGGGTCAAATAAATTATCTTTGGCAATAGCTCTACTTACAGGAGTGCTCCCAACAGCAGGCATATCGCCTGTATATCCTAGCTTAGATAAATTTTGTAAAGTCATCTCAGTAATAGGTGCATCTCTACCTAATATGTTACTAATTCTTTTTTCATTAATTCTTTGTTGTCTAGCCTCTTCATATTCTTCTTGAGTTCTAGGAGTTCCATCAGGATTAAAACCTCTAGCATTTTTAAGATTTCCAAACAGACTTCCTAATCCTTTTGCTAAAAAACCAATAGGACTAAATTGAGATATAGTTCTAAAAAATTTTTGTAATGGATTTCTGCTAGCTGTAAAATCAGATATGTTGTCTCTTTCTCTAATACCTAAATTTTGAGCCTGTATTTTTTCAGCGTTTTGTAATAATTCTTTTTGATTCATTTTTCTAAACTCAAATGCAGTGTCACTTTCATTTGGCCCTTTACCAGTAAAACCTCCACCTCCTGGACCCGTATCATATCCACCACCAGGATCTGTATCTACACCAGCCGCTCCAGCTCCACCAATGTCACCAAAACTATCTAATGACATGATACCTGAAGGACCCATGTTAGGGCCATCTTCTAATCCACCATGTATATTTGCTTTTAAGATTAAATCTTTTTCTGCTTTTGTAATATATGCTAATTCTGTTTCTGGTTTATCAGGTGCTGACTTCCATTTTCTAGGTGCAACAACTTGTGGCTGTTTGCCTAAATAATTATCGACTCCACCTTGAACTACAGGTTTATCATCATATGTAATTTTTTTATCTACAGCCATTATCTTCTACCATCCGGTTGTGCGTCAAGTCTTAGAGTGCCATATCTCCAGGTTTCACCTACAGCATCATTCTCTATCTTAAGAGCAACAAGTCTTCCTCTTGCTCTGGTATCTATCTTATCAGTAGTTGTTGTAACTGTAAAGGGTCCAAGTGGAGAACTAGATGCAGTATTATTTGGATAGTCATTGACCAATAAAGTAATCTTTGTATTACCTGTTTGCACTGCAAAATCAGGTATAAATCTCTTAACAGACATAAAGAACTCTCCATCACCTTTGTAATTAGCAACTCCAGTAGATTGACCTAATGCACTTCTAGTTTGTGTTATGTCATAATCTCCAGATTTTATAAAAGCAGCTATAGCTGTGGCTGTTCCATTTTTAATTTGATCTGTTCCTACCTCGTGAGAATAGTAAGTTGATGCTCCAAAAGTATTTGTAATACCTTGTATTGGAAAAGATGGTGTTGCATTGTCAATATATTCTGTAGCATATGGATTATCAAATACTCCATAATCAGCATAGGTTGTTCTAGCTAATGATGAGGTAGTCCAAACGTTTTCTGAATAATTATAGGTTACACATCTATCAATTTGATCTGATCCTGATTTAGGATAAAACCAATTTACTTCACTATAGAGAGTGTTGTGTCCTGCAAATACAACATCAGAAGAATCATAATTAAGTCCAAGATTATCTCCATCTGTTGTAAATACAAAATCTTCTACAAGACAAGGTATGGATTTAACTGTACCATCAAATACAAAAAATCCTCCCTCACCTGACATCCAAAATACTTTACCATCAGAATAACTTAATGCATGTTGTCCAATCAATCCACAACTTGTACCAACCTGTCTAACACCAAATGTAAATGGTGGACCAACAAATTGAATTACATAAGCAGAGGTATCTGTTAAAACTAAAGTGTAGTCTTTACCAGATACTGCACCTTGAATTTTATTTCCTTTGTCAAGTCTAAAACTACCTGCAGTATTAACTGCAGTTGGTGTGTATGTATTTAGATCTTCTTGATTAGAGAATCTTATAAACAGAGGATCAACAGTTGATGGATCACCAATAGTTGTTTCGGTTCCAAAGTGAAACAGATGTCTATCTCTATCTGAAACTTGTGTAAGTCTAGATGATGTTGGATTGTTTGAGGTTGAAAAATTTGTAGTTGTTGTTGAAGCTCTGATTGTTCTCGCATTTGTTGCACCAGCGTTCCATGTAAAAGTTTTTCCTCCTCTAATAGTTGCAACCAATACTTCTCCAAAATTATCCAAACTCCAGTTTCCTGGTTCCAGAGTCACGTCACTAGTGGCTCTCTCTGTTCCCCATGTTGATGTACTCCAAGTAGATGCTCCCCAACCATAACCAGCTGTCTGAATTGTAGGTCCAACTTCAACATACGGATTTACAGTTGCAGCTCCCGCTGTGGACATACCTGATCCAGATTCATTTGATGCCATCGTAATTGTAAAACTATTTGTTGCAGATGTGATAACTTCATAATTAGTATCTGTAAAATCTGCTACCGCATATCCTGTAGCTCCTCCTCCAGGCAAAGTTACGCCACTAAAATTTATATATCTTCCAGCAGATAAACCATGAGATGTTTTATTAATAGTAACTGTTGCAGATCCATTTGTTGATGAAAAAGTGCATCCTGTGATAGCTGTATCTAACGGTGAGATATCATAGAAGTCATTTCCATAATATAAAAATAGACCCTGTGATGTTCCTATCGCAGCGTACTTCTCTCCTGCAATACTTGTAAAACTGTGTTGTGCTCTTCCTGATCCAGGTAGAGTTTTAGATGAAGTAGTTAGTTGACTCCAACCACCCATTTTTTCTGGTAGCCCATATCTAAATCTAACAAAATCACCATCAACCCATTGACCCTCTCCTCCAGAATCTGTGACCATTTTATTGAAACCAGGCTTGAAATTTAATTTTTGTAGCATATAGTAACTATAACTTAATTTATCAAAGAATGAAAGATTCAAAATAAATGATACGATTTCTAGAAAATAATGAACTAAACTCTCATTCCAGTAGTTTTAATATCACATATCCTAGAAATGCCAATATTATTTTTGGTAATTATCCTTTCCCAGATCGCATACATAATCTAAAATTAAACATAAAATCCAACATAGATCCTAATATGAAGAACTATACTAATGTAAAAGGTGATATGACATCTTGGACTCATTTTGTGGAAGATGACGATTTTATAAAATTTTTAAATTACACGATTAACAAACATCAGGTAAGTCATCCTGATCTATTTAAATTTTTTTATCAAAGAAAAATTATAGAAGACGCTTGGGGAAATATCTACAGAAAAGGAGATAGTCTGACCTCTCACATACATTACTCACATAGTGGTATTCTATTTTTATCAGAGGGATGTGATTTAATTTTACCTGAACTTAATATTAAGATAACACCTTTTCCAGGTGATTATTATTATTTTCCACCTATTATTTATCACGGTTTTGACGAGATCTTGAATGATGAGGAAAGATATAGTATAGCTTTTAATATAAAAGAAAAATCAGGAGCTAGTTTTGAAATGGAGAAAAACATAAATGACAAAAGATAAAACAGTAAATATAAATAATTTTATAGGTGTCTATGATAATTATATCACAAAACAAATGTGTGATGACGCTATAAATTTATATGAAAAAGAAAATAAATTTAATCATACAGTAAATAGACTTGGAGGAGAACAAGTAGGTGTATTAGAAAAACAAGATCAACAATTTTTTATGGGAAGAGATAATTTAGATATTTGGTGGGAAACCTGTAAACCTTTAATGTTAAATCTTGATATGGCTTGGAACCATTATGCAAAAAATACAGGTGCTCTCGATGCGTATGATGGAGGACCTTTTCATTTTACGTCTTTAAAAATACAAAAAACTTTACCAACAGAGGGTTATCATGTTTGGCATATTGAACATGGTAAAGGTTTTGAAAATGAACCTAGAGCTTTTGTTTTTTCTGTATATTTAAATGATGTACAAGAAGGTGGGGAGACAGAATTTTTGCATTTCTCAAAAAGAGTACAACCTAAAACAGGTAGAATAGTTTTCTGGCCTGCTGGTTTTCCATACGTTCATAGAGGAAACTCACCTTTGTCAGGTGAAAAATATCTTTTAACTTCTTGGATTTTATTACGTTAGTAAGATGAGTAGGATGTAGGTCTTGCGCCTTTTCTTGCAATTTGATCTGCTTCACTCTCAGTAGTGTCTACTGATCCATCTTCATTATAAGTATAAATAATATCTCTGTCCCATGCTAATTGTAAACTCTCTAGATGAGCGGCATCCCACTTATCTACAAATTGAGATCTGAAATCTCCTAAATTTGCTTCAGTCCATGTTTTGTGTTTTGTGTCATCTCTGTGTTCTACAGTATCATTGTAGTCATGATTATCATCTTTGTATTGGATTGCCCAAATGTTTGACCATTTAGAATCACTCCAGAAAGCATCATCCTCAATTTGATATCCTATAGAATGACCCTCATCAGTTTTTACAGAATGATTTAATATCACTTTGTCATCAAATACTACTGTCCAATCTGCGTTCGTTGCCATCTTTTTTCTCCTTAAGTTTTTATAATATAAATAATTGTTAAATATGGTTGTAAAACCGAAGTAGCATCTCCAGTAAAGTTTGCACTCATATTGTGAGAGTGACCTTGACCAGATCCTGCATTACCTGTACCTGCTAAGTCAACCCTTCTTGGTCCTGGAGACTGTGCTCTAAATTGGTCACCAGAGTGAGGAGGAGTGTTAGCACCTCCTGGGTGTGAGTGTGAAGCAAGTTGTGCTGTTGACAAAGTTGCGTTAGCTGTTGATCCACCCACGTTTCCTGTCGAAGTTACAGTTTCCGCTCCTGCAGTAGAGGCTAAAGCTTTGTTATTTGATTTACCCATTGCAATTTTATCAGACAAATTAGGTAAGTTAAAAGTTGATGAACCATCACCAGTTCCATAAGTTGTACTTATGATTCCAAATAAATCAGAGTAAGTTGATCTTGAAACTGCTGCTCCATTACATTCTAAGAAACCTGTTGGCACTGAAGAAGAGGACCATGGCACAATAGTTGCCGTAGGAATTCCCTCGATACCAGTAAGGTTTGCTCCAGTAAAATCGTATCTTGTTGCTTCGTAATTTGACATATTATTTCTCCATATAAGTCCAGCCAATGTTTGAACCAGAATAAACCAATCCAAAACCTGCGCCTTCAGTATTAACTACTAGATCTGAAGATGCATTAGCTATTTTAGAACTATTTCTTCCAACAGTCAATGCGTTTGCATCAAATGTAAATCTTGAATCTATGAAATGAACCTCATCACCAACAGCTGGTGATGCAGGTAAAGTTGCTGTTACAGCTCCTCCACTTGTATCCACAAAAAGTTTTGCACCTGCTTGGATAGTTTCAGATGCAGTAATTGTTCTCCATTTTCTATATTCGTTTACTTTTACAATGTTAGTGCCATCAGAATATAATACGTAACAGTTTCCTTCACATAAAAGAACTCCTGATCCACCTGCTGTTTTAAAAGTTAAAGTGTTTCCAGCATGGTCACATGCATTTTCAACAAAGTAAGTTTTTTCAATTGAATCTGGAATACTAACAGTTCTGTTTGCTGCTAATGTTCCTGTTAATTTAATAACATCATTTTTACCATCTGATAATGCACCATTAGTAAAAGTTAAAGATCTGTTAGCATTGGTTACGTTAAACGTAGTAAAGCCACCAATTGCCTGTTCTAAGATTAATAAGTTTGTATTTGTAATTTGACCCCAAGTTCCCGAGTTTTCACCGGTTGCTTGTACTGTCAATTTTAAATTAGCTGATGTAGAGTTTGCCATTTTTTAAAATCCTTTGATTGCTATTTTACATAAATTAAGCTGCGGTGTCAACATCAGACCAAGTTACCGTTACGCCTGTATTTACATCCGAATATGTAACATCCGAACCTGTTGGTACGTCGTTCCAGATCAAAGCACTACCAGTTCCTACAGCTGTTGTCAAGGCAAAACCTGTTAAACTAATATCACTATCTGCTGTTTCATTTGTATCTCCAGTAGCTCCTGTAAGACCAAATCCTGTTAAATCTACCGGTGTATTTAGATCAATAGTTTCATCACCTAAAGCAGCCGTCATGGCTATTCCAGTTGGAGATGCTTCAATATTAATTGCAGCTACGACATTTGCTAGAGTAGCTGTCATAGCTATTCCAGTTACTTCAGCGTCTGGAGCAGGATCTAATGTTCCTAAAGCTCCTGTCATACCAATACCGGTAGGAGATATGTTTGCTGTTCCAGTTGCAACCTCTGTGCCTAAGGCTCCAGTCATTCCAATACCTGTTAGTATTGCAGTTGCAAATTGACCTTCAACACCCCAAGCATTCTCATTCCAACCTTGTCTACCCCAACCTGTTTGGTTAAAAGTATCTAAACTTCCAAGAGCTCCCGTCATGGAAATTCCTGTAGGCGAAACATCAGCGTTAGCTGTGACTGTTGCAGTTCCGGTAGTT